TGCATCCTCTTACGGTACTGTAGGCTTTACACCAGACCCTACAGCGCCCGGATACGTCCCCTACGCTGATTTAACTGAAGAGGTAGTCTTGGGCTGGGTATGGGAGTCTGTCGATCAGGAAGCAACTGAGGCGGCTCTAGCGGCTAAGATTGAGGCAGAGAAGAATCCTGTCACTGCTGACGGCGTACCTTGGTAAACCAATAAAAGGAAGTCGGTATGAATTCTGTAGATGACGCATTAGCACGTTTAGACAAGCATGAGGCTGAGTGTGCCTTACGGTATCAGATGATCCAGCTACAGCTTGATGAGCATAACAGACGCTTTGATAGGCTGGAGAAGATGATGCAGGGTGGGTTTGCGTCTATCTCTGTAATCATAGTTGTTGCTGTTGCTATCTTAGAGTTTGCTAGGTAGCTATGGATATTAATGAGTCAACAAATGTGACTATACCTATTCGTAACTTGATCGCTATGGTTGCGGCTACGTCTATTGCCACTATGGCTTATTTTAGTATGCAGGAACGTCTTAATACTATTGAGCATTCTTTTGACAAGTCACAACTGGAAATAGAGCGTAACACTGAGTTTCGTATTCTATGGCCTCGTGGAGAGCTTGGGTCTTTACCTGCTGACGCTCGACAAGACATGATGATTGAAAGTATTCAGATTGATGTTGTTGGCTTACGTCAGATAGAAGAAGAGGTTCACGAGTTAACAATTCGTATTGGAACTATCGAAGCTCTTTGGGATCAGGATACAGAATGATACAACAGCTTATTGGACCTATTGTTAACCTTGTTGGTGGGCATCTTCAGCGCAAGTCAGAAGAGAAGAAGGCTGTCCATGAGCGTAAGATGGTAGCTATACAGCAAGACGCTAACTGGGAAAACATACATGCAAACAATGCGGCTAACTCATGGAAAGACGAGTGGTTTACGATCTTGTTTTCAGTACCTTGTATTCTTGCGTTCTTTCCTAGCATGGTTCCTGTAGTAATGTCCGGCTTTGAAGCATTAGATTCTATGCCTGAGTGGTACAAAGGTTTTTTGGGTGCTGCTGTTGCAGCTTCATTTGGGCTACGTGGTTTAGCTAACTGGAAGAAGTAATATGGCGTTACGACCTACAAAAGGAATGCTTACTAGCGGATCTAGCTATCCTACTAAAGGATTGCCCGGAGAAACTGATCCGTTTGATCCTAATGCACGGACTAATACTTCTTCTTTTGGTGATGATCCTTTTGAACAACCTGAGTTTGCAGAAATAGTAAGAGTAGATGACTTCAAAGACAGAAGCGATGCTGAGTTTAGAGAGTTTGTAAACAATACTTTACGCGACGAAGAGTATCAAAAATTTATTAGGGATAATTTTTTAAGGTCTGACGAAACTGAAGAAGATCCTAGAGGACCGGTTCCAGAAGTTGATATTGATGAGGATGTTTTCCAGATGATTTTGGACAGCATCCTTGGTCGTGCTAATGATATTCCTCCAGAAGTTTTAGGAGATGACTCTAGACTTCGTAGTTATCTTTTAGAAGAGCTTCCTGTTATATATCAAGAATCTGTTACTAATGCACAAGAAATAGCAGATGTTTTATCTTCGGGGGATATCGAATCTTTAGAAGAAATAGGAACTCCTGATCCATTAACTCTTATGGTTCTTGAACAAGGGGCTATGCAGTTTGCTGGCGGTCCTGTTTCTACAGCAACACCTCCCGGAAGAGATGAAACACTTGTAATCACAGGTGGCGCTGGTGTATCTGTAACAACAGAAGACATTTTAAAGACAGGTGGTAGAATCTTTGGAGAAACCGTACAAGTAGCCCAAAGAGATACGGACGGTAATCTAGTATTAGACGCAAACGGAAATCCTATTCTTTACGACGAATACCAACCCGGTATTTTAGATGCTATGGTTCCTTTTATTCCGGGCATATCTCTTCCTGACTGGATGCCTTCTGCTGGCGTTATCTTTTTGCCGACAGTAGGCGAAGCAATAAACAAATTAGAAGAAATAGTAAGAGACTCTGGTCTTTCAGAAGCACTAGAAGAAGGCGACTTTGGTCAAGTTTTGAATGAACTTGGTGGGATTATTGTTGATGCTGGTTCTTCTGCTGCTGATGTAATTCAAAGTAAAATTGACGATGTTATAAGTCAAGTTACTGGAGCAATAACAGATCCTACAAAAGCGGGTAGTGTCCTTGGTGGGATTATTGGTGCAACATTTCCGTCTATTCCTAGTTGGTTGCCTCCTCTTATTACTGACCCTCGTGTTTATGGTGCAGTACGTGGTGTACTTACACAAAACTTCAGCACTCCTGAAGACCAGTTTCCTCCTATAAACGAAGAGATAGAAACTGACCCAACCCTTATGTTTACCAACAGGGGTAACAACTACTTTGTAAGCAGTGAAGGTGATGAGTACTTCCAGTTAGCTGAGAGTGAAGACCTTGACTTTGAATTAAACGGTCAGTACACCAGAGATCAGCTAGAAAATACTGGTTTAGAAACCATAGGCTCTGGTACGTATCAGTCATTAATAGATGACCTTTCGTTTCATGCACTAGAAGAAGATATCTATCAGTACTCTCTTGAGGACTTAAGAACCCGCTATGAAGAAGAAGGCGGTATAATTCCCGGTGATTGGAAAGAGATGGACGATGAGTCAAAGTATGGTTTTTTACTAGACGACTACTTTGAGATTCCACGGATTATTACAGAGCCTGACCCACAGCCACAACCAGATCCTACTCCAGATCCTACTCCAGATCCTACTCCAGATCCTACTCCTGATCCTACTCCTGATCCTACTCCTGATCCTACTCCTGATCCTACTCCTGATCCTACTCCTGATCCACAAACAGATCCTGATGAAGATCCTGATGAAGATCCTGACGTTACCTCTGTAGTAGAAGGACTATTTGCTGATTTCCTAGAACAACTTGATACAGAGTTTACAGGGCAGCAAGACCAGATAAACACTATTATCAACAACTTTGTTGAGACTCTGCCTGACTTTGACGCAATGCCCACAATGGCTGACATTGCAGAGTACTTTGAAATTAATGGCGTTACACTGTCACAACAGAACTTTGACCGTATACGTGAAGAGTTGTCTAATGCTGGTTATCTGACACAGGAACAGTTAACAGAAGCTTTACAGGGTGTTGCTACTCCTGAACAAGTACAACAAGCTATTGAAGGTGCTGGGTTTGCTACACCAGAGCAGGTAATACAAGCACTGGCTGAAGCAGGTTACGCTACCCCAGACGACATTACTAATGCACTGTCTAACTCAGGGTTTGTTACAGAAAACCGTATGTTACAAGCCTTAGCAGAGGCTGGATATGCTACGCCAGAGCAAGTAGAGCAGATTGTAAACAACGCTGTTGCTAATATCGTTATACCTGAAGGTGCTACTACTGAAGAAGTACGTCAACTAATACAAGAGGCTATTGACGGTATACCAGCGGGTATATCTCTAGACGACGTAAGTGGTGTAGTTAACGAAGCAATAGCTAACATAGATTTCCCACCCGGATTGTCTAGTGACGACGTACGTGGCATTGTAGACAGCTTTGGGTTTGCTACCTCTACTGACGTACAAGCTGGCTTTGATGATCTTAACGACAAGCTTGATAGCGCCGTTAATGGTCTTTCTGTACAACTAACAGAACAAGAAGCTGAGTTCTTAGCAGGTCTTACAGGGGTTGAAGCATCAGTACTACAACAATTAGCTGCTACAGAAGGTGGATTAAGAAGTGAGTTAGAAACTTTAGGGTTTAACCTAACTGAGTTTCAATCAGACGTAGCAGGTAGATTTGACCAGTTTGAAGACACCTTTGCTGCTTTTCAGACAGACGTAAGCAGTCAATTTAGTAATCTTAATGAGAGATTTGATGACGCTTTAGACGGTATTGCTACACAGTTTAGTGACCAAGAAGCAGAGTTTTTAGCCAGTGTTACTGGTCTTGAGGCATCGTTAATACAGTCGCTAGCAGCCGTAGAAGGTGGTCTTAGTGCTGAACTAGAGATGCTTGATCAAGACTTAGTATCTTTACGAGAAGACGTAGCAGGTAGGTTTGACGAGTTCCGTAGTTTTACTTCAGAACAGTTTGAGTTTGCTGCGGAAGAACGACAGAATTTACAACAAGCTATTATTGCCGCTAATGGTGACATTACACAGCTAAGTGCTGACATGCAGCAACAGTTTGCAAACTTTGGTGGCACTATAACTGAGCTGTTTGCTGGCGTTGGTGTTGACATAAATGCACTACAAGCAGGTCAGATAACGCAGCAAGAAGCACTAGAGCAATTACGTACGTCTATAAGCCAACAGTTTACTACGGCGCAGGAAGATCGTCAGGAGCTACAACAGGCAATCATTGCTGTTAACGGTGACGTAACTCAGCTTAGTGATGACATGATGCTTAGGTTCCAACAGCAGGACCAAAGTATTGAGGACTTGTTTGCTGGTACTAACGTAAACATTGAAGCGTTGCGTCAAGGACAAATAAGCCAACAAGAAGCCTTTGATGCTTACCAAGATTACACAACAGCACAACTTGGTCAAGCACAACAAGAACGCTTAAACCTTGCTCAAGAAATAATTGGTGTTGGTGGTCAAGTAGAAGCCTTAAGTGCAGACAGTCAACAACGATTTGCTGAACTAGGGCTGTCATTATCTGACTTACAAGAAGAGTTTAGTGTAAACCTTATAGGATTGCAGCAAGGACAGGTTAGCCAAGCTGAAGCGTTTGGACAGTTTAGAGACAGTGTGACTACACGCTTAGGTCTTGGTGAGCAAGAGCGCGAGGAAATACTTACGCGTCAAACAGAATTTGAAAGGACATATGGCGAAGAACAAGCAGAGTTACAGGAGCAAATACAAGCCGGAAACATCCTAACTGCTTTAGCTGCTGGCGGTATGTTTGGAGGCGGTGGTGGCGGCGGTGTTGCTAAAAGGCCTTACGAAGAGTTTATGAAAGGCATTACGTACCGTCCTAGAGAAGCACCACAGCTTGCTATTAAAACACCAGCAGTAGACTACAACGAAGAAGCACAGCAACTATTAATGCGTACCCGTAGACGAGGAATGTTGGCATGACGTATCTTAATTTAATGAACAATGTATTGCGTCGCTTACGTGAAGAAGAAACCACGTCAGTCACTGGTACTACTTATGTTAAAATGGTAGGGGACTTTATAAACGATGCAAAAAAGCTAGTAGAAGAATCAACTGATTGGTCTGCCTTGCGTAACACTATTGTAGTAACTACCGCTGCATCAGACAACAGTTATTCACTGACTGGTAGTAGTGACAATGTAAAAGTCATGTCTGTTCTTAATGACACTAAGAACTGCTTTATGGACTACCAGACTAAAGATTGGTTTAATGAGCAAATCTATTTACTTAATGCCTCAGAAGGTGCGCCTTTATACTATACGTACAACGGGCTGGACGCTAACGGAGACACTGAAGTCCTTGTTAGTCCTAAGCCAGACGGTGTGTATAGCTTAAGATTTAATGTTATTAAAAGACAAGCAGACTTAAGTACTAATACAGACACTCTTCTTGTACCATCAATGCCTGTAGTACACCTTGCAGTGGCACTGCTTGCACGGGAACGAGGAGAAACAGGGGGCACTTCTACTGCTGAGTACTTTGCTATTGCTGATAAATTCTTGTCTGATGCTATTGCTATCGACGCAGCAAAACACCCAGAAGAGATGATCTTTAGGACTATCTGATATGGCTCAAGAACTTAAAAGTATTAATCTTGTAGCTCCGGCATTCAAAGGTGTTAACACCGAAGACTCGCCACTAGCTCAAGACCCGTCGTTTGCAGAAATTGCAGACAATGCTGTGATTGACAAACGTGGTCGTATTGCTGCACGTAAGGGCCACACTGTCGTAACTACAAACAAGACTGTCCTTGGGACTGGTTCATTACGTGCTATTAAAGAGTTTAGAGACGACGCTGGTAACACTAAAGTTTTTTCTGTTGGTAATAACAAGATCATTAGTGGTACAACCACGTTAGTAGACGAAACTCCTGCTGGGTACAGTATTAACGCAGACAACTGGAAGCTTGTAGACTTTAACGGTCGTATCTACATGTTCCAACGTGGGTTTGAACCTCTGGTGTATGATAACACCTCAGGCGCAGTAGAAGCCATGAGCGACCATACACATGCTACTGGTGTTACTAGTGCTATATACGGTAACGAAGTTCTAGCGGCCTATGGTAGGCTCTGGACAGCAGACTTTACTGCTAACAAGTCTACAATATACTGGTCTGATTTGTTGAACGGTATACACTGGACAGGCGGCTCTAGCGGTAATATAGACATATCTAAAGTATGGCCTGACGGTTATGATGAGATTGTAGCTTTAGCGGCTCACAACAATGCTTTAATTATCTTTGGTAAGCATAGTATTATTGTTTATGATGGTGCTACCTCTCCTGCTTCTATGACGTTAGCAGACACTGTAGCAGGTATTGGTTGTGTCAACAGAGACACTGTGCAATATACAGGTACTGACTTATTGTTCCTGTCACACACCGGTCTTAAAAGCTTTGGTAGAACAATACAAGAAAAGTCAATGCCTATTAGTAGTTTATCTGGCAACATTAGCAAAGACATCATTGCGGCTTTGCAAAACGAGACTGAGTTTTTTAGGTCTGTCTATAGTCCAGAAGAAGGTTTTTATCTACTTACATTTACAAGTCAAGCTGTAACGTATTGTTTTGACGTAAGAGGTACATTAGAGAACGGGTCGTACCGTGTTACTCGTTGGCCTTCTACCGGCTTTACATCGTTTACACGTTTAACTGACGGCACGTTGTACATAGGCACTACTAACGGTATTAGTACATACACAGGCTATAGCGACAACGGTACTGGTTACAGGTTTAAGTACTACAGCCCAAGCCTAACCTTCGGTGACAGCTCAAGAGTCAAGATTCTTAAAAAACTTAAGCCTACATTGGTTGGTGCAAACGACGCAACAGTATTTATGAAGTGGGCGTATGACTTTGATACAACGTATGCAACAGCAGAGTTTACAATAGGTACTCAGATTACAGGTTTTTACGGTGTAAGTGAGTACACAACAGTAGAATTTACGGCTGGTCAATTGACGAACCAACGTAGTCTAAATACAACAGGGTACGGAACAAGTGTGCAGGTGGGTCTAGAGTCAGAAATAGATGGCTTTGCTTTATCACTGCAAGAAATTAACGTAATGGCTTTGATAGGTAAGCTACTTTAACGGGAGTAAGACATGGCTGTAGCTACAGACAACGTTTCAACAGGGGCTGTTTACGACACAGACGACATAATGGATATGGCTGGAGGATCTAGCGGTAGTTTTCTAGATATGCTAGGAGGTCTTGGAGACTTTCTTTCTCAGCCAAGCGTTTTGCTTCCGGGCGTTGTAGGTGGTCTGTTAACAGGCGAAGCCTATGGTCGTCTTAGTGACATAGGACAACAGGCTAGAACAGGGGCTGAAGACCTTGCTGCTACTCAAATGGAGCAGACACAGTTTAGACCGTTTACTGTGACTACTGCTACTGGTGCTGACATGGGTACTAGAGTTACTCCTGAAGGTGGTATTGCAACCACTATGGGTTTGTCTCCTGAAGAAGCTGCATTGCAGAATCAACTCTTAGGGGGTGCCGGTGGTTTCTTTGGTCAAGCTATGCAGACTAGAGAGCCTAGAGAGCAAGCTATCTTTGAGCGTATGCGTAGAGCGCAACGGCCTGAAGAAGAACGTCAGCGTCTTGCTCTAGAAGAGCGTCTAGCAGGACAAGGCAGGCTAGGCGTTAGCTCTGCTGCTTATGGTGGTGCTACTCCTGAAATGCTGGCTATGGCTACAGCACAGGAAGAAGCCCGTAATACGGCTATGTTAGGCGCTATGCAACAAGCACAAGCAGAACAGATGCAGCAAGCGGCTCTTGGGCAACAGTTCCTTGGCGCTGGTTACTTACCACAGCAGCAACTCATGGCAGCTACTCAACCCGCACAGCAGCTGGCAGCGTTGCAACAACAGGCACAGCTACAGGGTGCTGGTTTGTTTGGTGAGGCTACTATGTCAGGTCTTGAAGCTCAGTTGGTTGCAGAACAGGCTAGGGCTAACCTACTGGGTCAAACAGGTGCTGGTCTTTTGCAAGGAGCGTTGACTCCAAGATCGACAGGAACTTCTGACTTAATATCAACACTGGGCAGTTTGTTCAAAAAGGACTAAATCATGGCTAAGTTTTCACAAGAATTTTTAAGACAAATGGCTAACCCTGCAATGGCACAGGGGTTGTTTACTACTGCTAAACAAGCAGCACAACTTCCGGGCCAGTTACAACAAATGGAACAAGCTAAACAGATGCGTCAACAAGTAGCATCTATTGACACTAACTCGCCTCAAGGACTTCTTCAGTTAGCTCAGTTTTACCGCCAGCAGGGTGACATTGAAAATGCTGTGAAGTATGAAGAAGCAGCGCGTCAGTTAGGAGCGCAGGTTGCTGCCCAAACACAACTAAGTGCTTTTCAAGAGCAAGTAGCAGTTGCAGCAGAAAGTGCTGGTCTTGTAGACCAAGCAGCAACAGCACGAGCTACTACGGACATGGACGAGCTTAGGGGTATTAGTAAGGACATTCGAGAGTTTCAGATTGAGCAGCTACCTTTAGACAATCCTGCCGTTATTAAAGCAAGACTAAAGATGGCTGGGTTTACTCCTGCTCAAATTACTGCTATGGGTACTCTTTCTAAAGAAGAAGCAGACGCTTTACTTAAAGGCCGCACAGGTAAACTAGAGGCTTGGCAGGACGCCGAAGGAAATATTAAAGCTGTCAACGTAAACGACTTTGGTTTAGTCTATAACGATCAGACTAACACGTATGTTAAAGCTGGTGAGCTTGGGTTAGTACGAAAGGCTCCACAAGTTCAAGAGGTTCTTGACAAAGGACAAGAAGTTGGCGCTAAGGCAATGGCAGAAGCCAATGTTACTAACTTTGTTGAGCTTAATACTAAAGCACAAGACGCTCGTAACATGATTGAGTTAATTGACAGACAAACAGGGCGTTTAGAAGGCGGTATGCCTACGGGTCTTGCGGCCAATATGGAGCTTAATTTAAGGCGTTTTGGTGAGCTTATTGGACTGCCTTACGATCCCGCAGTTAAAAACGCTGAAACCTTTATTTCTGAAGCAGGTAAAATCGTTGCTGACCAGATCAAAGACTTCGGTTCGGGTACGGGTTTGTCAGATGCGGATAGAGAGTACGCTAAGTTGATTGCTGCTGCGGACATTACAACACAACAGGAAGCTTTGTTTAGTTTGTTAAACATTCGACGAAACGCTATGGTTAAGACTGTAGAAAACTTTAACAATGTTAGAACCGCCACCGCAAAACGGGTAGGTGAACAAAACATGACGAGCTTCCCAAGCATAACTATGCCAGAAAAAAGAGAAGAAGCAGAAGCAGTACTTCCCGAAGGTTTTGAATTGGATCAATAATCATGCAGACAGCAACTAATCCACAAACAGGCAAAAAAGTGTATTGGGACGGTGAACAATGGTTGCCGCTCAAAACTGCTACTAATCCACAAACAGGAGAAGTTATTGGTGTTGTCGGAGGAGAAACTTTTACTGTAACTCCCCCACGTCCTCGTGAGCCTGAAAGCATGAGGGGTATGGTAGAAGAAACACCAGAGCGATTCAAAGAGACTCGTGAGCGTTACAGAGGTCTTGCTGGAAACATGGAGCAACTCCCCGGTAAATTCCGTGTTGGTACTAGCATTGCTGCTGGTGTAGGCGCTGCTGGAGAAACATTAGGCGAAGTAGCAGGAGAAGCCTACCGTAGGTATACTCCTGAGCCTGTACAACGTGGTATATCTGAAGCGTACGAAGGCTCTATGTTACAAAGCGGCATGGAAAAGGTAGGTGCATTAGCGCAACAGTACCCAGAGGCGGCTACTACTGCTGAAGCTGCTTTGAATATTGCAGGTGCTGGCGCTAAGATGGCACTACCTAAAGTTCCGGGAGTACCTAGAGTAGCACAAGTTGAAGCTACTAGAAGG